GCCGTGCAGCCAATGATCATGAGGTGTTCAGCTCCAATCACGTTACGCGTCACGGCTTCCAGAATGGAGCATTCGTTGGCGACAGGAGTGTGGGTTTGAATTATCACCCAACTTGGCATCTTTTCGCGTGCGGCGAGATCGATATCCAGAGTGGTGCCATGCGGCACAGTGTTACGTACACTAGTCTTATGTCGGATCCCCGCGTGATCCGCGCGTTTGGCTATGATGACGTTGGCATTGACTACGTGGTCAACACTACTTTCGATGTTTATGTTCTTACTGAACGTGATATGCTTGACGCTAACCTTTTCGAGGACGGAGTGGTCTTTGCCCACTACGTCCACACCTTGCCTAAGAGGGTCATTGTTCCTAACGGCTTCTATGCTCCCCGCGATTCGTGGGTGAGCAATGTGGGCCGGTTCTTGCGCCATTGTCACGGTCTGTTGTCCGATGCATTTTGCAGCGTTGCAGGCTGTGCCGTCGGCACTTTGCCTCCGGATTTGTTTCTGTTGCCCGAGCCTGATTCCAGAGAACTTACCATATTTGTACGAGGCTCGATTTGGTCAGGAATTTTTATTCTTGGAGTACTTCCTTCTTTTGCCTATGTTTATCGTGGTATGATATGGTTATGGATGTGCTATTGTGGCCTTTGTAGTGCCTTCAGTGCTTATCTTGCGAATATGTGGTTGATTGGGCCTTACACCTATTATGTCCTGCCTATTTGCGAGATGCTGACGGACGGGTTCTATTTCTTGTATCGCCTTGGCAGCACCGTGAGCTTTGTTTACGTTGCTTGCTTCGGCAGCGCGGTCGCGTCTGGTGTGGCTGCAGCTACTTACGTTTTCAAGAAACGGGTCCCAACTCACGAAGGTTACGCAGAGTTTGATTCGTATTCGGGCACCTGGAAGGTTTGTGGTGTCAAGTGTAGTGCTAACTTTGTTGATCACGAGATTGAGGCTGGTAAAGGTTATGGCACACAACTCTATGTGCGCTATGGCGACAATTCTGGCACCTGCCAGGACAGCCAGTTCTCTCAGGTCTTTTATGACCAACTCGTTGAGCCGGGTTCTACACGTCATTTGATGATCATTAATTTTCATTCGGTTGATTGGGAAGGGCCAAACCAAACTCTCGCTAAGATTTATGCTAGCGGTGGTATGGTCTACGGTTTGAAGCAGAACCGTTACAAGGGAGAGCAAGTTGCCTTGGACATCCGCGACTATCTTGTCAAGAATGCTGATGGGTCGATTCGCTCTTACTGGTGGTCCCGTTCCGATTTTACTGATCTGTGTGTCTTTGAGGTCAAGTCGAACTTTGCAGCTGATTTTGGTTTGAAGAAGCCGCGATGGTCCTCTAATCATGTCAACGCTCCTGTTCAGGCTTTCGTCGAATACGGTGTTTCGTGTTTTGACGCAGCCCACAACTGTTGCGTTCGGCATTTGATGAGGCATTCCTTTGTTGGCAGAATCAAGACTTTTAAGTCCCTTACTGTTTGTGACACAGTCTTCAAGGCCGGCATGTCTGGCGGCGTTGTTGTCGATGCCAGCCATAATGCCATCGGGGTCATTGTTGGGAACACGAAACCCGTCGATGCTAACGGGGAGTCTCGCGAGTTTGGCTTGATGCTGACTTGCACGTGCGTGACTACTGTCATTGAGGCAGCCAGGAAAGCTTTTCGTAATAAGGCCTACAAGCCTGTTCGGATCGTTGAGTACTGTTCCGCTTTCAATGATCAGTACGGCAAGCATGACGACGAGCTCCCAGATGAAGAATCCTATGACGGGGGAGACGACAACGATGCCCTTGGTGACTACTTGCAGGGCCTAGCGGATGAGTTCGAAGAGGAAGAAGAGTGGATCGATCACGTCGATGACATGCTTTTGGACAAAAAGAGTCGACGATATGCCGCCAGGGGAAGCCGAGATCCTTTTGAGACGGCTGAGGATTATGCGAAGCGCATTCATGAGGAGCGCGACATTGCAGGCCGACACATCTTTGGCGTTAGCGATAACGGCAAGGAACATTTTCTTTATTGCAGTGTTGCCGAGCCTAAGCCTGTTGTTGAGGCTGGTAGCGTTCTAGAGACCATTGTTGAGGAAGCCAGCGCGTCTGGACAGCCCGGCAGTGTTGACTCCGCGCCAGTTAAGACTAAGGCTAAGCCAGCGCGTAAGCGCAAGGGGAAGAACAAGGGCAAGAAAGAGGAGAATGCAGTTCAACACACTAGCATGCGGGACAAAGGAGAAGGTGTTGCTTGCGGGTCAATTTTAGACGAGGCCGGTCGGGGCCGGATCGCTGCGCATGTAGTCAACTTGCCGGAGGAGATGCTTGCATCGTACTTCGACCAGTCGTACCTTGCCAGGTTCGGTTTCGTACAAGACGCCGGCTATTTCAACCAGCACTACCCCGGCGAGCACAACTTTCCCGCATCCAGCCCCCTCGATGATCACATTTTTAAGCTGCGCCAGCGTGTAGAGCACGATGTGCTCGACCTTGGTTTGAGTTTCGATGAAGAGTTTTCCGCGTGGAATCCTGGCCGTCACGATGTTGTTCGGAGCTACTTCGAAGAGCTTGCTGGCGGCCTGGATCACAAGCCGACCAAAAGTTGGTTTGTTCCGCGCATTGAGGAGGGGCCAAGCGGTGAGGTTTTGGTGGGTGAGACGATAGATGCTCGAAGAGCTTACGACGAGGTCGATTTTTACCGGTGCAAGATGAAGAACCTTAACAAGGTGACTCATCATGTTCGTGAGTATCTCCGTGACGCCCAAGAGAACGCCCATGGTCCTGAGGAAGGCCCACAGGCGGGCGAAAAGTTTGATGAGAAGGGTTTCCTTGAAGTGGTTGGTCGCATTTCTGGCGACAAATCGCTTTGTCCGACATCCAAGTCGGCCGGTGTGTCTCCAGAGCTTGCTGACGTCTGTCGCCAGCATGGCTTTGATGTGAGCGGTTACGTGCCTCCCGGAAAGCGTTTGAGTGACATGGAGCATTCTTTTCACGCTAACCTAGAGAACAAGGTGAACGTTCACCCTGAGATCCCAGATTTCGACATGCTGGACGATTGGGTTAGGCGCTATCCCATCCCCCGGGGGTGGGACAAGCCCCAAAGGCACCCCGACTATTCGAGTTTTGAGCACACGCCTGAGTTTGGAGTAGACAGCGATTTTGCGGCGAAGCATTCGCGCTACCGTGGCGATGACGTGGCACTTTGCCGCGTGGGATTGGTTGTGGAATTTTTGAGTCATTTTCGGCGCGGCTCCGAGTGGGATGCCACTCAGAGCCGCCATTTTGAAACATTTTCCAAAGCCCTTGCCAGCTTTCACAAGGCGTCGCATCCAGGTTTCTATGCTGCTATGTTTGGTGCACACACCAAGGAGGAGCTACGAACCCTGGGGTTGTGGAACGAGGTTGTGGGAGCCGCTATGGAGCGCATTGTTCTGCTGGCCGTTGTTGACCCCAGGTTTGTCATGTGCATGTCAGCATGGGACCTTTGCCATTTTGGCTTGAGGAGTCCCGTCATTACGAAGATCAAGGACGAGCCGCACAAGGCAAACAAAGTGTACGGCACTGACGGCAAGCGGTTGCGACACCCCAGGATGAGGTCCATTCTCATTCAGGACTCAATTGATTTGCTGACGGTGTGGTGCTACCACCGAGCTCAAAACAAGGAAGAAATTCGCTGTCATCAGGACGGCCGAGTTTACGGCAGGCATTCGAACAGCGCCTCGCACCTTTGCAGCGGCCCCGGAATGGGGTTTCATCCCCAGGGCCTGGACCGCTTGCGCGAGCTTAAGCCCCACCTGTTCGATGGGCAGCAGACTTTCACCGCCGATGCCAAGGGGTGGGACTGGACCTTTGTCTGGTTCTACTTCTTTGTTGATTCTTACCGGCGTGCCACGCGCGTGCAGTGGCCGGAGTTTATGGGTTGGTCACATTTCGTGAACGGCATCGCAAACGTCGGTCTTTGCCTCACTCTGAAGGTGTACTGTGTGGGGACGTATGC